GATCAAAACGGTATGGGTCCGCAGCACGCCGAAGTCCGCGACCGAAACGACGCGAGGCGATCAGACCGAAGCGATTGTGACGCATACACTCGAACTCGATCCGCGTGTTGCAGTCTCGCCGCTCAACCGATTCACGCGAGGCGACCGCGTGCTATCTGTCGTCTCGGTGCTCGAGCCAGAGTCACCTCGCGAGCCGCTCGTCGTCGAGTGCAAGGAGTTGGAAGTCTGATGGCGAAAGCAAAGAAAGGTCTAGATTTCGAGACGGTCGGCTGGGAGGAGCACGCACAGCAGATGCTCGTCCTGTCGAAGAATCTCGAAAAGAAATACGCGATCGCCTTTACAGCCGCAGTCGCGAAGTCGCTGAACCGAGCAGAGAAGGCCAACATTAAACGAGGCGACGCCGCCAGCCGGCGATACGCGAAGTGGCCGAAGCCGTTATTCAAAATGATCAAAACAAAGCGGCTAGGCAAGAAGGCGAAGACGAAACACGGTGCCATTGGACACCGCGTCGGACTATTCGGTAAAGGTGGCTGGGCGTCTCGAGGTGCGTGGCTCGAACGCGGACACGTTACTGCCGATGGCGGCCGCACTCGAGCGTATGAGTGGGTGAAGCCGTCACGCGACCAGGTCGAGCCGACGATTCCCGCAAAGGGCAAGGCGGGGATCGTCAATAAGCTAAAGCGCGACGCGAAGCGAGCCGCAAATAAAATCGACTCGAGCAAGAAACCGTAACGATGGCCGACATCACAGCCACAATCAGAACGCACCTCGCCAGCAAGTCCGGCGTCACGGATCTCATTCAGGCGACCGGCGGTGCGTTTCGGATGTTTCCCGATGTGCTCCCACAATACGATCCAGACAGTAGGACGAAGAGCAAGCGGCAACCGCTCGTACTGCCGGCATGCACGATCGATTCGCTCGGAGCCGATGATCCAACGCACAATACCGGAGCCGCCGGCGTCGTCACCGAGACGCTGGTGATCGACTGTTATGCCGCGACGCGAGCCGCCGCGAACTCCCTGCGACTGGCGATCCGGGCCGAACTGAACGCATTCCGCGGCACCGTCTCGAGCGTCTGGATCTTCTGGATACAAACGCGGGACCAGTCAACCACATTCGAGCAGTCGAAAGTCGGCGAATCGCTCAAGACCAGATACATCAGTCCGATCGAGGCGGATGTTATTTATCAGGAAGCAACAACTAGCACGCCAACCTAAGTCCTAAGGAGGCAATCATGGCAGCAGCAAACGTACCTTTTACCGGCGGCGGATCGACTCTGACGCTCGGCACGACCGCCATCTCAATCGCGGCTACATCCATCGGCGGATCGAGCAACACAATCCCGCGTGTCGCGAAAACCGATCTCACCGATGGCGTCGAAGCTTACATTCCCGGCGACGTTATGGATCACGACGAAGTGACGGTCGAGGGACTCGCGAAGATGTCCGATGTCAAGGCATTGCGTGCAGCGATCGATGACGGCAGCCCGCTGATCGAGACGATCACCGTCACCGATCCGACTCTCTCCGGCGAATCGACCGCAAGCAAAGAGGCATCGACGACGGCATTCATCACCAACGTCGCGGTCGGTGCTCGTGTTAATAACGAGATCACGACGGTCACGGTTAACTTCACCTGGGGCGAGGGAAGTACGCTAACAAACGCGACGTAAAAAAATGAAAATAGAACTCAAGAAGATGTGGCTGATCGCACGCGACAAAGCCGGCGATCCGGAGATGCTCAACGGCGAGCCGATCTCGGCATCACCGCACGAGCTGACAATATGCGACGTCGAGATTGAAAGTGCCGAACCGTGCGACGCTGCATATTGTCAGGACTTCTGTATCTGCCCAGACTGCGGTCGAGCGTTTCGGGACTTCGGCGAAGTGAATCTGAAGCACGGCGTGCTCGTGTTTCGCGTGCCATGCTTGCAGGCGGTGTACGACGCGATCCGCGACGAGGTATTTAAGATTCTAGAGGCCGATCATCCCGACGTGACGATCACACGCTGCGCCGGCCTGCCACAAGTTCTCGTTGATTCGGCCTCGCTGCATGTCGCCGCGGACATCGACAACGACGAGCCGGATCTCGACGATCTCGACGAGGTGGAGGTGCCATGAGGCTCGAGAGCTGGCAACAGGTGACGCGGCTATTCCGCCGCCGATACCGCTGGATCTGGGTAGGCGGCTGGACGTGGATTCGGATTCGCGACCTCACCGAAGCCGAGATGACATTCGCCGAGGCGTCGATCGCGACCGCCGATGGCCTGAGTGTCGATGCGTTGATGAACGCTCGCCGGCTGCTGCTGTCCTGGTGCATTGTCGATGGCGACGGCGAGCGAATGTTCGACACCGACGAGAAGATGGGAATGCTCGGCGGCCTCAACGGTCGGATGGCTCATCGTCTCTTCAACGCTTGCCGATCGCATTGCGGCTACAAAGACTGCGAGATCGACGAGCTGATGAAACTGTCCGATTTCTTCCGCGAGATGAAAGACGTTCAGCTTCCTGACCGCGACCAGGGCGTCGATGATGTCGCGAAGCAGTGGGTTGCCGCCGGCCGCCAGCGAAAGAACGGGAGGCACTGATGGCAACCTCCTGGACACTCGCGACGAACGTGACGGCTAACACTGCCGGATTCCAGAAGGGAATGGATCGGGTATCTAAGAAAACGAAGGCGACTCAAAAGGCCACCAAGGCGCTCAAAGTAGGATTGATGGCCGCCGGTGCAGCATTTGCTGCCGTCGCGTCGATAATGAAGAAATCGCTCGCCGCTTACGCAATACAAGAGCAAGCCGAGGCACAACTAACCGCCGCGCTGAAATCGACCGGACACCAGGCCGGACTGACCGCGGAGGAGATCAAGAAATTCGCCGCACAACGCCAGGGCATAACGACATTTGGCGACGAGGCAACCATCGCCGCGAGTTCGGTGCTGCTCTCATTTACTAACATTCGCGAAGGTGCATTCAAGCCGACGATGATCGCCGCTCAGGACTTGGCTGCTCGCATGGGAATGGACCTGCAATCGGCGATCGTCATGGTAGGCAAGGCGATGAATGACCCGATCGCGAATCTATCGGCGATGTCGCGTGCCGGCATTCAATTCTCGGAAGATCAGAAGAAGATGATTTTCAGTTTAGTTCGCACCGGCGATATGCTCGGCGCGCAAAAGATTATTCTCGGCGAACTAACTACGCAATTCGGTGGGAGTGCAACGGCAGCCGCGAACACCTACGCCGGCAAGATGCAGCAACTATCAAATAAGTTCGGCGACCTGCAAGAAAAACTAGGTGAGAAATTGGTTCCCGAGTTGTCGCTGATCGTCAACTTTCTAAGCGAGGCAGTTAGTTACGCTGAGAAAATGGGATTCCTTCAGGGCAAGGCGGATTTGAAGGAAGAACCGGAAATGCGCAAGGCCAGGCTGGAGGATATGACAAAGGAAGATTTGAAGGCGTGGGAAAAACTTGACGACATTCAGAAACGAAATCTGCAGGCGTTGAAGGAACAACGCGAAAAAACCTTCGAGGGCGAGCAAAAGGGAATTCTCGGCCGCCGAAAAGAGGAAGAACGAAAACGCCTCGACGAACAAATCGGCACGAAACAGCGAGCCATTCGGTTGAACGCTGAAAGCCGTGAACGGATCAAGAAAGAATTAGCGAGGCCTGGGCATGAACGAGACATCGAAGACCGGCGATTAGACTGGGAGGCAAAGGAAAAAGAACGAACGGGCAGAATCCACGCCAAGGCGCAACGATTGAACGCTGCCGACCGCGCCGAGGCCCGTGCGGAGGTTGTCGCCGACCGCGAACACATCGCGAGGCTAGAGGAGGAACAGGATCGGTTGCGCGAACAAATCGCGAACAACGAACGAACCGAACGCGAACGGCGTGAAGACCGTGACCGTTCGTTGCAGTTGGAGCTACTAATCAAGGAACAACGCGACCTCGCAAAACAAAATCTTGCCGCGCTAGAAAAACTGAGGGCAGCCTGATGGGTGCAGTCGTTTCGGTCAGGGAGCATCAACCGCCAACATTCAGCTCGACCGCTGATGAGGACACGGCAACGCGCTATTTTATCGTCAAGCTTTTGAACGATAATTATGGGCCGCGCACCGCTGTACGAGCGGTGATGGATAACTTCGGAATTCGCGTGGGCACGTGGTATCGATACGGTTATGAGTTCGAATCCGGCTGCCGCGCTAAGACCATCGGGCCAGCATCGGCGGTCGATGGAAGTAGGACGCTATACACGCTCCAAGTTGAATACTCGACAACGCAACCGGATGAGGAGGAAACGCCTGAAGATCCGTTGGACATGGCTACGAAGTGGGGACCATCCGGCTCGCGAAGCGAAGGCAAGATTGTGACGAACGACAAAGACGGAAACCCTATTTTGAACACATGCAACGATCCGATCACGGAGGGCCTCGAAATCGAGCGCAACATTCCGTGGGTTCGCGCGACAAAAAACGTTGACGCTGTGGATTTCGGAAACCTTGCAAAATACACCGGCGCGTGGAACTCGGCGCGGTTCCTGGGGCAACCAGAGAACCGCGTGCTATGTACCGAGCTGGCGTATTCAGGAAAGCAATGGCACGGCGATCATCCTTATTATGAGATGACCGGAACCTTCGAATTCTATGACGAGGAACAATTTATCGAGCTGCCGTCGCAAGGTTTCAATGCGTTGTTCTTTAAGGGACAGGCGCAGGTCGCGACGAAGGCGAGGATTTGCGCGGGTTCGATTTCGCCTGAAAATATGGGTGGCCTGAATACACGCCTCGAAAATAACACGGGGATGCCTGTGCAGTCGCCGGTACTCCTCGACGAGGATGGATTCGTCGCCGTGACGGGTGGCGACGACGACCCTGCCGGCCGCTCCCACACAATCACGGTGGATTTGAAACGATCCGAACCGCTTGCAAGGTTGGGGTTCTGAAATGGCAAAACTCCTGACCGACACCACTTACAAAAGGTTCGACGATGCGGCGCGCGCCACGCTTCAAAAGTCCACCGAGTCGTCGCGGCAGGTTCCATATCGCCCGCAACCGGCGACCCACACAATCACCGCGCCAACGACATCTGGAATTGTGGTTTATCACTACAACACGCAGACGATTGTCAAAGACCGCGTGCCGTGGAACTTGGATGGCAACTTAAGCGGCACCTACACAGCTCCGATTCTGGGTGACAGCGGGCTGTCCGGTTCCATCGAAATACTCGATACGTTCATGGCCGAGATTAGTTTCGTCGTTTCGGCTTTTGCCAGCCAGGGTGGATCAACGATCTGGGGTGCTCGGCTTTACGTCAACCGCTCCCACGACGACGAAGGCTGGGTCGCGACCGAGTTCGAGGCATACGGATATTCTTATGAATCGGACTATCCAATTTCGGTGACCGTGCCGCGTGCATTGATTCAACTGATCGCCGGTGATCAGATCGCCGTTAGGTTATTCACGCCCTACAATAGCTTCGCGATAGATGGCAGCACACGCGCGACGATCACAGGCTCAACCGGCGATTACGCTGGAACAAACCTAACAGTAAAGGCGTTATGACATGGCTAACAATGCTTGGCTCGGCGAGGGTGGAACGATTGGCGACTGGTCGGTAAGTGCCAACTGGTCTCCCGCCGCGGTGCCGCTGGCCGGCGATAATGTGCGAATTCCGCCGACATCAACCGTAGCGATCAGCGCCGGCCTCAATCAATCGGGAACCGCACTCGGTGACGTTATTATCGAGCGAGGCTATCAGCAGGCGATCGGCACCGCACCGACGACATCGGCACTGCCTGTCTATCTACAAGTCGATCCGAATCGATTCGAATTCAGTGGCGGCGGCGAGTCGTACATCGACATCGGCTCAGCAAACATCGACGCCGTCGTTAACTACACTCGCTCAGCGGCGGCGGGTAAGAGCGGACTCTACCTTCTCGGCTCAAATATCACCGAGCTGTCGGTGAACGGAGGCAACGTCGGCCTCGCGTCCATCGCAACGAAGACATCGACC